ATACAAACCTTAATGCTAACGATAAATTAGACCAATTATTTAGAAGATTTAAAATCGTAAAAATGGCGCAGAAGTGCCTAGAGGGTAATACTGAACCTCTAGACTCTGATGATGAACTTTTATAATTACTAATTATATGGTGTCTTTAATTTGTTATGTAATAACAAATTAAATAAGAGTTTTTTATTTTTTTCACCCTGAGACGGAGCCCAGTGTGGGGGGTAAAAAAAAACAAAAGTCCAATTTAATGTCAATAAGCTTCGCTCGACAATATGGTATCTTAAGCGTCCTCATATTCTATAAATGAAGTGAAATTAATTGCATAATAACTATTTGGAGTGCCGGCTTGAGGGCCTAAATTACCAGCAATAGGAGACCATATCGCACACATAGTTAAACCAACCATGGACGGAGGAAGAAAAGCACCTGAATCATTATCGTTATATTTAATGATTGCATCTTTACCAATATATTTACATATATCCAATCCAAAAGTAGCTGTAGCTTTATATTCATTATTAGAAACAAGAGGCACAGGAGTAGTATAAGAACCACCTGCAACAGGTGTTCCAGTTTGAGAAGGGCCAACTTTAAATTTACGAGACCAGTAAACTTTATATTGATCTTTATTTATAGAATAAAGCTGATCCATTAGTTGCCCTGTAGGATTTTTAGAAGTATTGCCATCTTGTAATAATTGAGGAAGATTTGCAGTAGGATAAGTAGCATTTACACCCTTAAGCAAAAAAACAGTGACAGTTCCTTGATATGAATGTCTGAGAAAAGTAGCACCCGATGAATACGGGTCATTTTCATTAGCGGGATGAATTAAACCTTTCATTACCCACCTTTTTAATTTTATACGATTACCGATACGTTGCCACATACTAGTACCTTGAACCATATTAAACATAGAATCAAAATTCTTATGAGCCCATGTAGGCATTGTGCCACTAGCCCAAGTAGCAACATAGGGATTAGATACAATTGTATTAGAAATTTTGTTTTCAACATTCTTAGCTATAACTTGATTAACACGTCTAGCAAAAGATACCTTAGGCGCCATTGATTTCTTACGATATACGCGTTTAGGTTTTGGACCAACCGCGACTTTTTTGAACCCACGACGACGAAAACGAGTAGAAAAGCGTGAATACGCCATTCAAGAATTATTTATGTACAACCGTGAGAAAATAAATTTCCTAAATAAACGCATTTTTAAAAAATTATTCCTAAAGTATTTAGAAAAATTAAAATATAAAGAAGTATATATAAAAATGAAGTCGCGTCTTTGGTGTTTTACGAATTTTAATCGTGAGTTAGATTATAAGAGCATATTTGATAAGGAAGAAAATAATATTAAATATTTAGCATTTGGAGAAGAAATATGCCCTAAAACTAATAAACCACATGATCAAGGATGGATCTATTTTAAAAACGACAAAAGTTCTATAAAGAATGTCGCTAAAATGTTAGGAAAATGTCATGTTGCTTTATGTCGGGGAAGCATACAAGAACAAGAAACTTATTGCTCTAAAGAAAAAGGTTATTATACAGAATTCGGAAGCCGTCCAGATAACCAAGGAGCAAGAACCGATCTCGATGAAGTGCGTAATGAATTATTAAATGGTCTAATTAGTGTTGATGATATAGCTATTACTAAACCAAATTTATTTCATCAATATGGTAGAACGCTAACAAAAATTGAAGATATAGCATTTCGGAGAAAATGGAGAACAGAAATGACAGAAGGGGTCTGGTATTGGGGCGAAACAGGTTGCGGTAAGAGTGACAAGGCTTTCGAAAACTATAATCCTATGACTCATTACAAGTTTACAGAAGATTGGTGGGATGGTTATACCGGTCAGGAGACAGTTATTATAGATGAGTTTAGAGGTGATATTCTAAAATTTAGAGACTTACTATCACTCGTAGACAAACACCCCCATTATGTAAAAAGGCGATGCCGTGAACCTATACCGTTTTTAGCTAAAAAACTAATAGTTACCTCTTCCTTACACCCCAAAGATATATATACAAACCTTAATGCTAACGATAAATTAGACCAATTATTTAGAAGATTTAAAATCGTAAAAATGGCGCAGAAGTGCCTAGAGGGTAATACTGAACCTCTAGACTCTGATGATGAACTTTTATAATTACTAATTATATGGTGTCTTTAATTTGTTATGTAATAACAAATTAAATAAGAGTTTTTTATTTTTTTCACCCTGAGACGGAGCCCAGTGTGGGGGGTAAAAATAAACAAAAGTCCAATTTAATGTCAATAAGCTTCGCTAGACTATATGGTGTCTAAGCGTCTTCATATTCTACGTGACAAGTGCAAGAAATTTTATAGAATGATGTTGAACTTGCTAAACTTTGAGCGACCATTGAACCAAATGGAGGAGACCATACACAAACAACTTCTAAACCTCTTAATGCCGGAGGTAATTGTGCCGTAGTTGTTCCGTCATTATATTTAATAATAGCGTTTTTACCTACAAAACGAGTAATGTCAAATCCAAAATCACCAACTAATTTATAATCATTATTATACATCATTATATTATTATCTGTTGAACTTGCTGAAATAGGAGCAGCAGGACCAAGTTTAAATTTACGAGTAGCATAAACTTTATATCTATCCTTATTTATAGGAAGCATATGATCTAAATAAGTGCCAGCAGCAGCATAAGACGCACTTCCATTTTGAAAAAGCCCCGGAAGTTCTGTATCTATAACTGAACCATCAGTTCTCTTAAGTAAATACACCATAGCATAACCTTGATATGAATATCTTAAATATTGAGTTGTTGTAGTAGATACATTAACATCTTGCGAAGGATGAACTGTTCCTTTAAGAACCCATCTTTTTACTTTAATTTGATTGCCAATTCTATTATTTTGACCTGTGCCTTGAGACATAGTAAAACAATTATCAGCAATAGGCATATGATACCATATTTTAGATGAACCAGTATTCCATTGAAGAATGTATCCATCAACACTATAAGCATTTGTAAATTTATTTTCTACATTACGAGCAATAATTTGATTAACTTTTTTAGCAAAAGATACCTTAGGGGCTCTCTTACGATATACGCGCTTAGGTTTAACACCTACCGCTACTTTTTTGAACCCACGACGACGAAAACGAGATGAAAAGCGTGAATACGCCATTCAAAAGATTATATATATAATGTGTGAGAAAATAATTTTTAAAATTAAACGAATTAATTTAAATTATTCCTAAATATTCCTAAAGGAAAGAAAAAAATTTATGGTTGCAAACGAATTTTAATTTTTTATAAACTGCGTTTATTTAGGAATTTTTTTTTCTAAATATATATTACAAAAAAATGAGTTCTAATAGTTCCAATAGTTCCGAGAAGGAAGGTAATACTATTTCTTCCTTCTCTAAACAAATATCACCCTCTATTAGATGGATTATGGTCTTAAATAACTGGACTAATGATGAATTAAATTCAATTAGTTCCATTTGTTCCAAATTTTGTAAGTATGCCATAATAGAGGAAGAAATAGGAGAGTGTGGGACGCCACATTTACAAGGTTATTTCGAATTTAAAACTAAAATGAGACCTTGTTCCGTCTTTAACAATAAAAGAATACACTTTGAAAAAGCAAAAGGGACACGTGAAGATAATAATATTTATTGTTCAAAAGATAATAAAATCGTTGTTAGCATAGGACGCCCCAAACCCATAAAAATAATACAGAATTTATATGACTGGCAAAAAAACATAATAAAAATGATGGATGAAGAACCTGACGACAGAAAAGTCTATTGGTTCTATGAAAACAAAGGAAATATTGGCAAATCTCAATTTATCAAATATTGTATCGTAAAGCATAAGGTTTTATTTTGTAATGGTGGGAAAATGAGTGATATAATGAATTTGGTTTTTAATCAAAATATGAACGAGTGTAATTGTGTAATGTTTGATATTCCAAGAGCAAATGAAGGTATTGTTTCTTATTCTGCCCTAGAAAGTATAAAAAATGGTATGGTTTGCAATACTAAGTACGAAACTGGAACTAAGATATTTAACTCGCCACATTTAATTTGTTTTGCTAACTTTCCGCCAAAAGATATAGATAAACTTTCTGCGGATAGGTGGGTTATCACTAATTTAAGAGATACGGAACTGGATTCTGATGATGAATGGGATGTCAAATAACTTGAGACGCGTCTTGATGACGCATCGCTTGTGTCGCGCTCTTCAATACCGTAGTGGTCTTCACCACTACCCACAGGGCATTTTCGCTTGACTTGCGTGGGTATGTGAGTTTTCACTCTTACATCTAATATCGTCATAAATATTATTGACTATATTAAATAATTAAGCATCTTCATATTCTATATGTGCTTGATAATCTATTCTATAGAAACTTGTAGGATATATAGTTGAAACTCCTAATAATCCTACCGCTGGAGTCCAAGTTGCCCAAAATGCTAAATCTCTTAACACTTGGTGATTAGGATATATTGAGGCATCATTAAATTTAATTGTTGCGTTTTTCATAATATGTTTACATACATCAAAACCAAATGTTTTGGTTAACTCAAAATCATTGTTAGGTAAAATAAAACTTGTAGAATTTTGCCCTGATGAAGGTGCCATTTTAAATCTTCTTTTATAATATACTTTATATACATCTTTATTTACAGGAGTCATAATATCACGAGAAGTTCCTGTTGGTGCTGCTGATGTATTACCTTGTTGGTAAAATGCTCCTAAATCATTTGTTATTTCTTGACTATCTGTTCTTCTTCCAAAATATATAGTAACATAACCCATCATAGAATTATTCAACCATTGTGCTTCTGTATTTTGATAAAGTGAAGTGGCAGGAACAATTTGTCCCTTGATAATCCATTTCTTTAATTTTATAGTATTTCCTACTCTTGAATTCTGAGCAGTGCCTTGAGTAATATGCCAATATGGATCATTATAGAAAGCATTTCTTAAAAAAAATGCCCATTGACCTTGAATACCAAGACTTTCTACTACTGGTGCTTGATAATTATGTATGCTACTAATTTTATTTTCTACTTGTTTAGAAATGATAGCATTTACGCGTTTGTTAAAAGATACTTTTGGTTGAGAAGTTTTCTTAGCATACTTGCCGAAAGGTTTTTTATTTAAAAATCTAAGATATGACCCCATACTTTTTTTTGCTCCAAAGCGTTTTTTATATTTTGAAAATCCGTTAGTATATCCCATTCAACTAAGAATAAAATATATAATATAGTGTGAGAAAATAATTTTTACAAATAAACGCACTTTTTTTGAAATTATTCCTAAAGGTTTAGAAAAATTAAAATATTTTTATAATTTATAAAAAATGGCAAAAAGTAGTTCCGATAGTTCCGTTGAGGAGGGTAATACTAATTCCTCCTCAACTAAGCAAATCTCTTGTTCTATTAGATGGATTATGGTGTTAAATAATTGGACTGAAGAAGAATTAAGTTCAATTAGTTCCATTTGTTCCAAATATTGCAAATATGCCACTATAGAAAAAGAGGTAGGGGATAATGGCACGCCCCATTTACAAGGATACTTTGAATTAAAATCCAAAGCACGCCCAAGTAGCATTTTCAATAATAAAAGAATTCATTTTGAAAAAGCAAAAGGTTCAAGAGAACAAAACGATATATACTGTTCTAAAGATAATAATATAGTAATTTCAATAGGTCGCCCCAAACCCTTAAAATTAATTACAAACCTATATGATTGGCAGTTAAAAATAATTGAAATTATGAAAACTGAACCTGACGATAGAACAGTTCACTGGTATTGGGAAAGACCTGGACATTTTGGTAAATCTCAATTTGTTAAATATTGTATATATCATCATAAGGTTTTATTATGTAATGGAGGTAAGCACAGTGATATTATGAATTTAGTCTTTAACCAAAATATGGACGAGACTAATTGTGTAATGTTTGATATTCCAAGACCTAATGAAGGCAGTGTATCTTATTCTGCATTAGAAAGTATTAAAAATGGTATGGTATGTAATACAAAATATGAAACAGGAGTAAAAATATTTAACTCACCACATATTTTTTGTTTCGCCAACTTTCCACCAGATAATATGGAAAAATTATCAGCAGATAGATGGAAAATCACGCACTTACGAGAAGCGGAACTAGATTCTGACGACGAATGGATTAAACAAGATAATCCGCAGTAGGGCACTCGAACCTCATTATCGGTTCTTCAACCCTTCGCGAACTACGTTCTAATTACTTAAGCAAGCGGAGGAGATATAGGGTTCGTCTCTGAACGACTCACGCACGGTGCTACAAGTTCATAATATATATTATCGTATATTATGAAGTAAAATAATTTATGCATCTTCATATTCAAAATGAGAATAACAAGTAACTTTATAAAATGTAGTTGAACTTGCTAAAGTAGTTGCTGAAAAACTACCAAATGGAGGAGACCATACAACCATTAGAGATAAACCTCTCATTGATGAAGGATAATTAGCATTAGACTATCATTGAATTTAATAGTAGCGTTTTTACCTATATATTTACATATATCAAAACCAAAATCTGCTGTTAATCTAAAATCATTATTACTTAACATTTTATTATTATCAAGTCCACCTTGATAAGATTGAGAAGGTCCTAACTTAAATTTTCTACGATAATAAACTTTGTATCTATCATTATTTACTTTTAGTAAATGGTCTATATAAGACCCAGTAGCATCATAAGCGGAATTGCCATTTTGGAAAAAACTAGGTAAGTTTGATTCTGGTTCATCACCTATAACTTTCTTTACTAAATAAAGCATAGCGAACCCTTGATAAGAATATCTTAAATATTGACCAGTTGATGCTGTAGGGTCTACTTCTTGTGATGGATGAATTGTTCCTTTTACAATCCATTTCTTTAATTTATATTGATTACCAATACGATCCCCTTGTGTTGTGCCTTGTGCCATATCTAAATCCGACATGAAAGTTTTTTTATACCAAGTTGGAGAAGGAGCACCAGTCACCCAAAAACCTATATAACCATCTGTAGAATTAACAGATGATACTTTATTTTCCATTTTACGAGAAATGATAGCATTTACGCGTTTAGCAAAAGATACTCTAGGAGCAGAAGTTTTCTTACGATATATGCGTTTAGGTTTAGCACCTACCGCAACTTTTTTGAAACCACGACGACGAAAACGCGAAGAAAAGCGTGAATACGCCATTCAAGAATTTATTATAGAATATTGTGAGAAAATAATTTTTGCAAATAAACGCATTTTTTAATAATTATTCCTAAATAATTAAAATATTTTAAAAATATA